CACGAAAACAATGGCTTTCAGGGCATAGAAAATTGAAAAATATTAGACAGTGGAAACCACTCAAAGCCAATGCTGGCAAGGGCTGACCGCCTCTTCTTAATTTACGTGTTTACACCTGGTGTAAATCTGGAACATTCCGGAACATTTATTCATCTTGTTCCATTGCAGCGGCGCGATTGAGCGCATCGCACTTCAGCCACAGCGTGTTGTAGTTCAGGGTTGTGTCAGCTGCGGCGTATTCGAGGGTGTCGAGGTACGCCGCAACATCATATCCAGGATTGGCTGCGTGGCAGTCTCCCCCGCTCTCGGCAGATCGGAGAGATCCACTTCGATCTTCGGACATTCTGGCGGCGGTAGCGGTCTCGAGGGTGTCGCGCAACCGGCGACGCAGATCAGCAGCAGTGGCCACAGCAGCGGCCTTGTCTTTAATCGTGGCATTGTAGTTCTCCATCAGGGTTGTTCTCTGGGCTTCGTGCACGGCATCGACCTTGGCCAGCTCAAGTTCCAGCCGGTGCTCGACGACCATGTTGAGGATGCGGCGCTGGCGCTGGGCGTCGATGACTTGCGCCTGGTAGTCAGCCAGCTTGGTCAGCGCATCATCGCGCTCGCTGCGTAGGCCGCTAACGTACCAAAGGGCAAGGCATACCATTGCCGCAGGTAAAAAAACGCGCCAATGCTCGATTACGAAAGCCGCGAATCTGGCGATTCGGCTGAAAATCAGTTTCAGGATGAAGCCGGCGGCGGTGAGCATCACACGTGCTCCGTGATATGGCCATCAAGCGGCAGCATGCCGCCCTTGATCCAGTCGGCAACAGAAAACCCTGGGCAGATCTTCAACCACTCATGCCGCTCGATGATGCCGTTGCCGTTTTTATCCGGGCTGAAATCGCGGTGGCCAAGGACGCGGATGCCCATATCGGCATAGGCATCGAGCGCGTGATCGACGGACATGATGGCGGTGTTCTTGATCATGCCGGCGGTGGCGATGATGGCGTTTCTCAAGCTGGTCCACTGTTCGCGCGTGAATCCGTCGGTGCCGATCATGCAGATGCCGATGCTCTTGGCGTTGCTGCCCTGCACGTGCGCGCCGATCTCCTCTACATGCCTACCCGGCTGCACGCTGCCATCCAGCTCGATGACATAGTGGTAGCCGATGTGCCGCAGCTCCGGGTTGAAGTTGCGCGCAGCCTGCGTGCTGCGCCTGAAGCCGCGCTGCTTGTGCATGCGGTCGATGTCTGCCGCCGTGAAGTGCTTGCCGTTCGGAGTTGCCGCGCAATGAATGACGATGGCGTTGAGTTTGCGTTTCATTGCTTTTCCCCACCCATAAACTTTCTCGAAGCCCACTTTTCCATCTGAAGCAACGCCCGGCTGCCCATGTGCCCGGCGATACCGACCAGGGCAGCGGTGATCAACGGCTTGAATCCGGCCTCTTCGCATAGCCAGAAAGTCAGTACGCCGACAAAGCCGGATGTGACTATCTCTCCGATGAACTCGACAAAATTGCACGCCCGCGCATCCCCCGCCTTGACCTTGCCGATGAAGGAAACCGCGCCGCCCCAGGCGGCGAGGGCGATCACCCACAGGTAAGTGATGAGTGGGTAGGTGCTGGGGTCTTTTTCAAACATCGCCGGTCCTTAGTCGTTGTCGATGATGGTCACGGTGTCGCTGACGCCACGGATGTCGAAGGTGACGGTCTCGCCCGGGTCGAGGTCGACGTCGTCCACCGTCTCGATGGTGACCGTGAAGACATCCACGCCGCCGGGTATGTTGAGCGTGCCGTCGAGGTTGTCAGTCACGCCATCGCTGAAGCTCACCGCGCCGATGTCGGCAGGCTTGGTGGCAGTGATGCTGAAGGCGTGATCGAAGGCCTCGGTGTAGCTGTGGCTCATGGTCACGGTGAAAACGATGTCGCTGCCCTCGGCCACGTCGTCGCCCGCTACGCTGACCGGTTCCGGCTTGATCAGCGGCTTCGTGAACTCGTGCGCGTGATGCTGCCAACTGTCGAGGCTGTCACGCACTGACTTCAGCTCGACCTTGACGGTGAGCGGATCGCCGTCGGCGACGATGTCGAGGTCTTCCCATGTCCATGTGGTTCCGGTCAGGGTCTGGCTGCGCAGCAGGTTGTCGTCGCCGTCGTAGATGTCCAGCACGTATTCGGTGCCGGCTTCCGGGCCGATGCTGTCCTCAGTGAAATCGACCGCGCCGGCAGTCTGCTGCACGCGGTCGCGGTGCGCCCAGGTAAAGACGATGTCACCGCGATCGACGGAGGCGGGAAAATACTCCGCATTGATCCGGAACTTGCCGGGCGGATACGGCCGGTCGAAGCGCCAGTCGAAGGTGATGCTGGCCGTCGGCGCATCGGCGGCATCCAGCCCGGTGCCGGAGCCGACCGGGATGATGCGATACCATGCCGTTTCCGTCGCGAGACGTTCTGTTATGTCCATGCCGTTGCCGGATGGCACCAGCGAGACGCGGGCGCCGCCGGCATGATCTGCCGGCACGGTATCCAGCACGCCGCGCTTGACGGTGGCGGTGTAGGTCTCGTCGTCGAAGGTCAGCACCGCCATCCACTCGCCGCCGACAAGCAGAAAGTTCTCGGTTTCCGTGTTCATATCTGCGGCCGTGATGCCGCCGCCTGCCAGCGTCAGCGTGGTATCTGTCTTGCCGATGCCGGCATCCAGCATGGAAGTCGGCGCGTAGTTACCGGTAGTCAGTGGCGCGTAGATATCATCGTCAGGCGAATAGTCCATCTGATAGCTGAACGAATAGGCGCCATCGGTCTCGCGCTCGACGATGGCCTGCGCGAAGCCGACGCCTTCCGGCAGCTCGGCCAGTTCGGCGCTGCCGATGCTGGTCGCCACGTACCAGTATGGCAGCTCCACCAGCTCGACATTGGCCGGCGGCTCCATGGTGGTTGAATCGAAGCCGTCGGAGACTTCCTCGTCGAGGTCATAGGCGGTGGCGCCAAGGCCGAAGATATCCTCCACCAGTTCCACGCGGATCTCGCCGCGCACGAAATCTCCCTTGTCGATGCTGGCGATGCGGAATGGCGCCTTGCTGAACCCGAGGTCGGGCAGCGTCACCGCCACCACGTCGCCCCTGTCGTGGTTCCACAGGGCGCGGTTGGTGGTGATGGTCAGCTTGGCCAGCAATGCGCTGGTCACGCGGCAATCGCGCTGCGCGATGCGGGCGGCAAGGTTGTCGCGGTGCACGCCTGCATACACGCGGCGCGAAGGCACCACGCCGCCCTGCGCGAGAATCGCCGCCTCGTTATGCCAGGCGACGGTCTTCACGTTCTCGTCGTCGTCGCGGTATTCCACCGTCACCTCGTTCGCCACGTCGCCATACATCGCGCGCTGGAACTTGGTCACCGCCAGGATGTTGGTCGTCTCCTTCAGCTCCAGCAGTTCGTCCACGTCGTAATCGTCGCGGATCAAGCGCAGCTCAAGCTTGCCGGTCGCCATGTTCTCCTTCAGGTAACCGTTGATATGGTCGAGAACGGTCTGGATGTGCTGCCGCGCCTCGACGTCGGAGTCGAGCTCGAACGAGAGTCCGAAGCCTTCGTCGTAAAGCGTGTCGGCGGTGGCGCGCCACACGTCGTCATCGAGCTTGTCGGCAGGGATGGCGAGCTTCCACACGCGCTGCGTCAGGAGCTTGTAGATGATGTGCGCCGGGTTCATGTCGAGCCAGGTCGGCACCGATTCAGCCACCGCACTGACATACACGGCGCCGCCGTAATCGGTGCCGGTCAGCGTCGTGTCGCCCTCGCGCGCGCGGCTGCCGTTGGTCTTCACTACCTGGAACTCGTAGGCATCCTGCGCCAGCGTGATGTTGTGCGTGCGCGAGCCGGATGGCACCACGCCTGCGCTGTAAGTGGTGTAAGTCTGATTATTTCCGCCGGAGAACGCCGGGTAGCCGCTCAACACGCCGCCAAGCTGGCCAGTGGTAGATGTCGGGAACGCGCCTCCTGATTGCGAAAGGCCGGTGGCGGCGTCCACCCACAGGTCGCTGCTGCCAGCGATCCGGTACTGTATCTTGTAGGTCACCGATTGCGGCGCCGCGTGGTTCTCGCCGCTCCAGACCACGGTGACCGAATAGCTGCTGTTGACGCCCTTCAGCCGCTTGATGGTCGCCTTCGACGGATACCAGACGGCCTCATCGTCCCAATCGGCATGGATGCCGGTGACGCGCGCCCAGACGGATTTGAAATACGGATTTCTCGAAGCCCAGGTCGTTTGTACAAAAAATAGCGAGCATAATCCGCGATAAGCCGGGCACGCAGCAGACTGAACGGCTTGAATATTTCCACTCCTGGCCTGCGTCTGCGTCCCTGGCATATACTCGACCCAGCCGACAAGGCCACCCTCGCCATCGTCGCCGCCGAACAGATTTGGCTGGCCGATATAAATCCCGGAATGCGCGGCTGCCGCCCCTGCCCATGCCAATCTCTCGCCATAAACGATCTGGCTGAGAGAATCAACAGGCCCTCTGCATATGACCATATGTGCGCTCATGGAGTATTTATAGCCGGAGATATAATATTTACTCATTGCCCGACTCTTTCTTCATGCGCTGCCGCGCTGCCTCAACCGCACGCTCTGCCATCGCATCGCCGGTCGTCATCAACACCCCGGCGGGGATTCCATTGCGTAGAAAATCCGCGAAATCCAGCCCGTGCCGACGGAAGAACTGGCGCGTGCCGGCGGCGCAATAGAACAGTCCGCTGCTGCGAATATCAGGTAGCGTCACCACCACGTCATCCAGCTCGCTCACTTCTTGCCCCCTTTGGCTTTCTTCCAGATCGGCGTGGCCTGCTGGCTGCCGCTCCAGACCACGTTCAAGTCTTTCCTCAGAATAGTCCCGAACACCACCTTCACGCCGGCGCCCTCATCCGTCGTCGGCGCTTCCAGCTTGCCTGCCACCGGCGCCGAAGGCGTGGGCGTGCTGACCCGCGTCAGCAGGGCGCTGACCAGGTTGAGCACGACCGCGATGATGATCTGCTGCCACATCTGTTTCGTCTCCTAGAATGCCGCCCCGCCGTTCCACGGGTTGAGGCGACGCACGAAAGGCGTAGCCCGGCAGTTGATCTGGTTGTTGAATTTACTGGCACAATCGCCATCCCAGACATGGTTGCAGCCCGGGTAGGCATCCGCGCTCATGCCGGAGGCGAGGCCGATGGGCGCGGCGGAAAGCCGCAGCACGCCGGATGCGCTGGATTCGATGCTGCGCCGCACGGCGATGCCGGTGGCCGGGTCAGTCCACTCCAGATAACCGCCCGCGAACCAGCCGGACGCGGCAGCCGCCCATGCCGAGGCTGTCACATTCAGCCCGGCGACATCGCTCACCGCGCCGGTCTGCTTGTATGTGGCGCGGTTGACGCCGCACTCAACCGAATAGAGCGGCACCGGACAACGCTTGCCCAGAACCTGCGTGCCGACCGTGCGTCGCACCGCTGTCAACGCGCTCTCTGCCTCCAGCTCAGCCCAGGGCGGCGCCCAGCTGAAATTCATGATGCGGCCGGTCCAGATGCGCACCGTCTCCACATCCACATCGCCGATGTGCTGCTGGAATATCTCCAGCGCCACCGGCGCCGAAGGCGTCGCACGCTTGAAAACAAGCGCGGGCGTGAGGTCGTGCGGCAGCGTCAGCGTCAGCGTGTTCTGCTCCAGGTCGGCCGGGTTCTTCAGTTCCGTGCGCTTGATCGGCTGCGGCTCATACACCAGCCCGCCATAATTGACCGGGCTGGCGGATGTCGTATACCCCCACACCAGCGCATCCACGCTGATGCGGTAAAGCTCCACCGGACGGGCGGCGGCGGCGCTGGTCTCATAAGCCTCGAACGTCATGCCGGCTCCTGCAGCAAGGTGGTGAAATACAACGTCGGCGTCGCCAGCTCGTCGGTGATGTATGGAATCTCGACCACGTCGGATGCGAGACGCGCCAGCACCAGATGATCGATACGCGCCACATCGGTGGGCGCTACTGCCTGACCAAGCGGCGAATCGAGCAGCAACAGCGAATTGCCGGAAGCGATGCCGATGTCGAGCAGCCTGCGATAGAACACCGTGCCGTCGTTGAGCGTGATGCGGATGTTGTCGCGCCCTTTGCCGCGCCCGACATAAAGACCCAAGGCTGTGCCGCGCACCGTCAGGTTGGCGCTGTCGGCGGCGATGCTGGTCGCCATGCGCAGGTTGATGTTCCAGTCCGGCACCCAGATCGCGCCCTGCCGGCCGCGCAGCCGCATGACCATGGCGCGGAAAGCGTGGATCTCGGCGCGGCCGTTCAGCGTGAATTTCATGCCGCGCGTGGCGGTTGGGTGCAGATCGCGCGCGAGGTATCTGAAATTGCCGAACCCGGCATCCAGCACATCCATGCCGGCATCGAACTCAAAACCCTGAGCCTCTGCCCAGTTGGGCGATTCTGTCAGCACCTCGTAACCGTTCCACGTCACCGGCGCGGATTGCGCCGGCAGATTGCCGTGATAGCTCCCGGGCGGGCGAGTCAGCGTCACCGGCATGGTGTAGAGCGTGTTCGAGAGCCAGCGCTGCTGCCACTCGTTGCCGGTGCGCGCGGTCATCAATGGATAAACCGTCGTGCCGGCCGGCCAACTGTCGAACAGCGTATCGACCAGCAGCACCCGTCCGGATTCCACGCTCGACACCTGCACGAACTCATGCTCGGCGGCGGACTTCCACACCAGCAGGTAGCCGCCGGGCTCGTAACCGAACATTGATGTGGTAAGTTCCAGCTCATCGTCGCCGGCCGGCGCCTCATCGGTCAGCACGTTGCGGGCGAGCAGGTTGGGCCAGTAAAAATCGAAGTTCGGCTGACCCCAGAGGAATTCGTCGATGGTCATGCCGTCGTTCTCCAGCCCCATCAGCTCAAAACTGAAACTCTGGCGCGGCTCGCTGTTGAGCGCGCGGCGCTGCTCCACGCCGCGCCGGCTGCGCATGATATCGGTGTTGAAACTCAGCGTCTCCACCACCTGCTGCGACCAGTTCGGCCGCCAGAACATCATCGCCAGCGCGTATGGCGCGCGGCTGCTGCCATAGGTCAGGCCGTAGGACGAAAGGCCATAGGGCGCCAGCCCGAAGCTCATGCGCCACCCCTTTCAGCAGGCGCCGCCTGCCGGTAACGGTTGACCAGTGAAACAAGCCGCGCGTGTTCGTTGAAGAAGCTCGAGCGGCAATGGTCGGGGTCGAACCAGAACAGCGCGTCGATCGCGCGGCGCAGCAGCGCCCACTTGCGGCTGCCGCCCTGCTCCATGCGCCAGGCGCGGCTGCTGATCGTCTCGTCCTCGAATCCGCCAGCCACCACGTTGGCCAACTGATCGAACGCCAGCGCGATGCGCCAGCCGCGCGGATGCATGCCGGCACGCCCGTCGCCAGCCGCGCCAATGAGGCCGCCGAGACCTGCTGCCAGCATCCAGCCCAGCGCCAGCAATGCGGCCAGCGCGCAGACAAACACAAGGCCGAGCAGCGCGCCTAAGCGCAAGCCGAAACTCATGCCGGCACCCCGGCCAACATCATCGAGAGCGCGGCGAACACCTTCGCCGCCATTCGCCCGGCGAACTCGATGCCGGCATAGCCCAGCATCAGCGCGCCCAGCGTCATCAACAGATATTCGGTGACGCTGTCCATCACGCGCCATCCCATTTGATCGCCAGCACGTCCGCCACCGAGCAATCTTCCGGCAGCGCCGAGAGCGCATCTTCCAGTTGCTGGCGGCGCCCGGTCAGCGCCGAATGCGCGGCCTCGTAGGCGGCCACCTTTTCCAGGATGCGGCCCAGCAGGTAAACGCGATCGACCCCGCGCGCGGCGGCCAGGCCGTCAACATAAGGCGTTGGCGCCTCAGTGTCGGATGCATAAGCCTTGGCCTCCGCCTCCTGCTTGAACCAGCTCTCGCGTTCCTCCATCGGCGTGTCCGCAACCAGCGCCTGCACCGCCGCGCGGTAGCCGGCATTGATGATGCCGAGCTGCAGCGGAATGAGCTTTGTCGCCATCGCTTCCAGCGTCACGGCTGGCACATAGCCGTAAGCCGAAATTCCGGGCAGCGGCCGCCCGGCTTCGTCTTTCAGCGGCACCGCCTGCCGGATGTTGATCCAGTGGATTTCAGGCAGCGGCATCGGGTCGGTGACGGCCTCGCCATTGCTGAGGCGGCAGTAATAATCGGTGATGGCATGCATGACCTAGCCCCTCCAGTTCTGAAAACTCGGCCACAGCGAATAACCGAACGAATCCTCCAGCTCGTTCAGCAGCTTGACGTCTGGCGATCCCCAGAGAATGTCTGCCCACGTCTTGACCCGGCTCATGTAGATGAAATACTCGACGCCGGTCGGGATGGTGTGACCCCCTGTGCCGGCTTCCGGATCACCGCCGTCAAGCACGGTGCCGTTGTAGGTGAACCACAGCTTGCCGGCATCAAGATCGACGCAGATGCCGACGACATCGCCATTACCAGCGCCATTGCCTGGGAACACTGCATCACCCAGCACGCTGCTGTTGGCGATGCGAACCTGCCGGACATAGTTCTCCCCGGCCGTTGTGTCGATATCGCCGGCAATGAAGCAGTGCGTATAGCCCGCCAGCCTCGCCTCGTCGGTCAGCCCGAACTGCATGTTGAAATGCCCGCTACTGGTATTGACGGACATGTTCCAGTTTCGCGTGACAAACTGCGCGACAGCGCGATGCTTGCCGCTCGACTTGCTGGCAAAAGCCTTGACGCCGCCGAAGGGAAATGTTGCGCCGGCGGTCGTGAGCACTCCCTGCGCTCTGACATTCGAGTCCGCAAGCGTCGTCCCCGCGCCGAATGTCTCGCTCGGGTTCCAGGTCGTGGCGAGGCCGCTGGCTTCCAGCTCATACACCGAGCCGTTGGCGTAGCCGATGTAGCTCGCGCCGCCGTTGCTCGTTGTCACCGAGCAGGTAGTTGTCCGGTTATCGACCAGGAGCGGGATGGAATAACTGTTGAACGCCACCGACGGCGGCCATGCCGTCACCTGCGCGCCGCTGCCGGATGTGCGCGTGATCTCGAAGGTGGTCACCTGCTTGCACCCGGCCGGCGGCTCGTTCAGGAACTGAATGATCACGTTGCCGGTGCAGTTGAACTTGTAGTTCTTCTGATCGAGGTCGATGATCACCGTGCCGGAGACATCGCCAAGGTCGACAATGCCCTCGCGCCGCACGAACTCCTCCAGCCCCTGCCGCGTCGGCGAGCAGATGACGATGGCATCCACCGGCACATCGGCCGGGTCCGGTGCGCTCGTGTCGTAGGTGGCATCGACGTAAGTCTCCAGCACCGTATCGCGCACGAGCGTGATGCCGTCCGACAATACGCCGCGCCCATGCTCCAGCGGCGATTGGTTGGCGTTGAGTATGGTGTAATAAAAATCCGTGCCGATGCCGATGGATTCCGCGAACGTCGGGAAGCCTTCCAGCGCCGCCAGCGTGATGTTGCCGGTGCCGCCGATCTGCACGATCTGCCGCGTCCAGTTGCCTATTCTTGCCGCCGTGGTCATGCCTCAAACCCCCAGGATACTGCGCACGGTCTGCTTTTCCGCGCTGATGATGTTGATGATGCTGCGGTTGGCCCGCCCGCCGCTGAAGATGGCGTTGGACAGGCTGTCTGAATCGATGGTGTTGATGATGTTGACGCTGCTCTGCTGCTGCGCGGCCGCCGATTGCGGCAGATTCACCTCGCCGCCCTCGCTGTAACCGACGCGCGGCGCGCGCGGCAGCGTGGAGCCGGTCGCCAGCCGGTGCAGATGATCGAGCGCGCCGACGCCCAGCGCCCGCACCGCCGGCGCAGAGAACACGAACTCCTGCCCGTGCACCACGCCGGCCGGCGTCGCCGTGCCGAGGTTGCCGGTGTAGCCGCCCTCGGCGAAACCGTTCAAGAGCCCAGAGAAAAATCCGCCGATGCCGCCGCCACCGCCGCCGGCGATGGCCGAGAAGATGGAATCCGCCGCGCGGTTGGCAGCGATAGAGGCGAGGCTGTCGATAAAGTTTTTGAGCATTTTCTGCAGCGCATCACCGGCATCTTCCGCGCCGGTGATAATGTCGCTGAACATGGTGCGCAGCGAAGTGTTCAACGCGCCGTTGACATCGAGCGCCACCTGGTCCGCCACCACCGACATCTCCGCCAGCTCGGTCTTGAACCGCTCAACCTGCAGGCCTGCATCCGGCCCCAATGCGGCGGCGTTGGCAACGGCCAGCGCCTCCAGCTTCTTCGTCAGCTCGCCCACCACCGCCACCGATTCACGCCGCGCGGCGTTCACCTGCTGCTCGCCCTGCACCGCAGACATGCCGAGCGCCACGCGCGCGGCGATCTGCTGCTCCTTCACGCGCAGCGTATCGACCTCGCGGCTGATAGCCTCGGAGAGCGCCGCGAATTCCTGCTTGATCGCCTCCGTCCTCGCCGCCGTCAGGTCGGCCGCCGCCTCGGCGCGAAACCGTTCGAGACCGCTCTCAGCCAGCGCGATCTGCGTGTTGAGGTCGCTGATCTCGGCGCGGATGTTCACGCGCTCTGATTCCTTGCCCGCAGCATCCAGTTGGCGCAGACGCGCATCTCGCTCTGCCTGCAGCCCGTTCAGAACAGTGGCGACGCGCTGCTCCTCAAGCGCCTGAAGCCGGCCGTAATAAGCATCGGCACTGACCTCCTTCGCCTCGAACCCGCGCTGCAATGCCGCCAGCTCGGTTGCCGTGGCATCATCCGCCAGCCGCTGCGCGTCGGCTCGGAGTCGATCTTCCAGCTTGAGAATGGCCTTGTTCAGCGCCTCCTGCTCGCGTTCTGCCGCCTGCCTGGCCTTCTTGTCCACCTTTCCGGCGCCGCCTGCCACGCCACCTGCCGGCGCCGTCAGCGGCGTGCTGCCTACCGCCGGCGCGGCAGCGCTGCGCGCGCGGGCAACCGCATCGCGGAACCGCGTGTAATTGCCGTTCAGGTAGCCCTGCAGGTCATCCTTGTAGGCCGCCGTGAATGCGTCTTGCTCATCCAGCAGGCGCTGGATGTTCTTGTATTCCGTGACCGCATTGATGCCAACCATGGCCGGGCCGCCCTTGCTGAGCATGGCGGCGATCTTGATGGATGTCTCCATGTTCTTGACGACGACCGCGATGGAACGACCGATCTGCCGGATGGTCGCCGCTGCCGCGATCGCGGCATCGGCAGAGAATGCGAAGACATCGACCAGGCCGTCGAATGTCGATGAGAGCATGGAGCCCTGCGTGTTGGCTTTCGATATCTCTCCGGCCAGCGTGTTGATGACAGCAGCGAGCGCGCTGCCGCCGGTGCCGCCAGCCTCGAACAGCTCGTCGAACTGGTTCTGCAGGTTCTGCAATGCGCCGCCGAGCGTATCGCGCGCGGCAACTGCCGCGCCGCCATAGCTGCTGTTGAGCGCATCAAGGATGATCTGCTGCGCCTCAGCCGTGCGGCCGGTCTCCTCCAGCTGCGCGACCAGTTCCTTTTGCGCTTCGCTAAACCGGAAGCCCTGGCGCGTAAGCGCCGTCATCCCCTGCGAGGGGATATCGAGCGCGCGGCCGATGGTCTCGGCGGATTGGTCCAGCGACATGCCCATGCGGGAGGACATATCGATGACGGCCTGCATGGCCTTGGGGAATTGCTCGCCGACGATGCCGGTATAAGACAAGAGGCGCGTCTGCGCGTTGGTGATGTCGCCTTCGCTGAAGATGCTGCTGCTCGACAGCTCGGCGGCCATCTTGTTGAGCTGCTTCTGCGACCAGCCGGCAGCCTGACCGGTGGAACGAAGAACGGCGGCGAGCTGCGCCTGCTCGTTCTGCGCGTTGATGGTCTCGCGCACGACCTTGGCGAGCGCGAGACTCAGGCCGCCGGTGAACGCGAGGCCGCTGATGCCGCCGATGGTGGAGGCGAATCTGCCGGCAGACCGGTCGAGGTCGGAAAAGTTCTTCTTGACCGCATCGAAGGCAGCCTTGGTCTTATCGACCGCGCTGATGATGATGCTGGTATCTTTTGCCATCAGTCCGCTTCCAGTGATTTGATGAAGTTCTTGAAATCCTTGCCATCGACCTGCGCCATCCGCGCGATCACCGCATCGGTGCGCTGCCGCTCACGATCCAGCCGGATCAACGCTTTCAGATAGCCGCCAACCTGCTCCAGCGTGTAATTCAGGATGTCGCCGTGCCGGTGTCCTGCGCCGATGAGTCGCTGGCAGTGGTCGAACCATCCGGGCTCCTTCCCGCCTCGACCAGAAGCAGAGCCAGCTTCCTCAGCACGCGGGAAAAAAAAAGCGGGTTGTTTCGCAAAAATATGCCGATGGCCGCGATGAACTCCTCCACTGTCATCTCATCGATGACCGCTGCCGGGATCTCGGTGCCGAACTCCAGCAGCGCACGGCATTCCGCCTCGTTCTCGACCGCCAGCTCGGAGAGCAGTCCGGTGGCGTTCTCCTGCAACTCATCCGCCCTGGCGGCGATCAGCGGCAGCAGCTTCTCGCTGCGCTCGAACAACTGGCCGAGCTGCCGCACGCGCAGCCGCGAGACCCTGTGAGCCTCACCGCCGGCGACGATCACATACTCATCACCGGCGAGCGCCTTCAGTTCGGCCGTTGCCGACTCAGCCATGTCTTACTCCAGATCGATGATGCGGAAATACACGCCCAGCGGATCAGACAGACTGCGCTTGTCGTCGGCGAGGATCTGTCCGGTCAGGTCATAGCCGCCGGCCTCGCTCTCGCTGATGAGCGGAAGGCCGGATTGCGGATTGACCTTCGCGCGGAAGATATCCACCACCACCCGCTTGTTGTTGTTGGCGAGGTTGATGCCTTCGTACCGCACCCAGCGTTCCGGAGCGGCGGTGGTGAACACGCCCAGGTCATTACGCGCGGCATAGGAGTAGGCGGCCTTGAAAGGCTGCGTGAAGCCGGCGACGTTGACGAGCTTGATGCGACCGGTGGCGGCATCCTCGATCGTGTAGTTGGTATTGAGCGTCAGCGTTGCAGGCGTGGGCGTGGCCGAATCGGTCAGCACCAGGCTGCTGACATTGCCGTTGGCGAGGAACACCTCGTCATTCGCCACAAGCGAATCCGGCAGGGTTTCTGCCGAAACGGTGCTGCCTGAAACCGTAACCTTGCTGCCGTAAAGACCGAGCGCCAATGTGTCGAGCGCGAACGACTCGACCCGGGCGCTGAAGCTTGCAGCCTTGCCGTAAGTGATCGCCAGATCCTGCAGGTTGTTGCCGGAGTAGCTCTCGCGGTGCGTGTATTCCTCGGTCTCGATGCTCAGCTCCAGGCTGGCGACGTTGCCCGGCCAGTAGAGAGCGCCGGGCTTGCCGTTGCTGTCGCGCTGCGCGAAAAACAGCTTGCCCTTGCCGAACAGGTATTTATTTGCCATTTCCATTCTCCTTCGTTGTGTTCAATTTCGGCTTGGAGCCTGCGCCTCGCGCCGGTTTTCCACCCGCTGCATCAGCCGCGCTGATGACCTTGGCCACGCCATGCGCCGCCAGCCATTCCGCTTCCGGCGGCGTGACAGATATCTCGTCTCCGGCCTCATGCTGCCGGCCTGCGTGCGTGTGCGCGCGAGCCAGCGTCACCTTGATCGTTTCGCTCAAAATGCCACCTCCGTCGAATAATTCGCCTTGAACGTCAGCTCCGCGAGGCAAACTGAAGCATCCGTGTTCTTCTCGATCTGCCGAACGACGCCTGTCAGCACCAGTCCGTTCTGCGCCACGCTGGAGAGCTTGTGGTCGAGTCGGCCGATCACCGCCGCCACCAACGTCTCGCGCGCTGCGCGGGCTGTCGCGCTGACCCCCTTGACCCGAACCTCCACCACCACATCCAGCACATGCCGGCGCGAAGTGTTGACCACGGTCACTTCCTCTTCCGCGCCGGAGATATCGAGCGCGGGCAGATCTGTTTCCCGCAACTCATAATCCCGATCGATCTCAATCGAAGCCACCGTCGGCGTCCCGGTCAGCGCCGTCTTCACGGCATCGAGAATGGCGGAGTAACTCATGCTTTCTCCAGCAGGAGACGGGTGTAGCCATCGCCGTCAGGCTGCCATGTCACGACCTTGTAACTCCCTGCACTTGCATGGTTGCTGATGGTAACCGTCGCGCCACGAGACAGCGGAGGCAGATCAGAAGGCATCGCCTGCAATTGCGGCGCCCTGCCGGCCACGCCGAAATCCTCGGCGTAGTCATCCTTGAAAATGACTCGCTTAGTAGCACCGCCGCTGCCGAACACGGCATCAGCATTGGAGAGCATGCGCATGCATGCCCCAAGGCTGACAGATTCGATGGCGGCGATAGTCATGCGCCAGAGCCTTTAAGCGACCGTGCCAGGCACGCCGGTGAACTTCACGGCGATGGTGGTGGCGCCATTGCCTGCAGCTTCCGCTGCCACTGCGGTGGCGCCCGTCACATCACCGGCTGCCGGGCTTGCTGCATTGTCGTCGAATGCGCCTGCGCCGCTGTTGGCGGAAACGTCCCAGGTCAGGCTCTCGCCCTGCGCGATGACAGCAGCAGATACTTTCGGGCAGCGAAACACACCCTCGATCTGCACCGGGCCTTGTGCGCCGTTGGCGATATCCGCGATTGCGACGCCCAGCAACTGGCCGACCTTGACGACTTGCCCGCTGGTAATATTGGCGCCGGCGGTGATGGTGATCACCTTTCCGTTCTGCTCATAATTCGTTGCCATTTGTGTTCTCCTTCAGTTAGGGGATACCGGGGAGGCCAGCCTCCCCTAATCGGTTTTGCTCAGAAACCTTGAATCAGGAACCAGTCCACGGATTCTTGGCCAGGGTGCGCCAGTCGAGTGCCTTGACGCCGGCATCCATGCGCACCTTGAACTCCACGCCGTCGATGTCCCAGCCTGCCTGCTGTTCCAGTACCGGGGTCTGGTTGCCGTCCAGGTAAGCCACCTCGATGGTGTCGAACATGGACGGGTTGGCAGCGCCGTACCAGTGAGAACTGGAAACAGCGTCAAGACGCGCATCGGCGATGACTTCGAACAGACCGCGCACAGAGTTAGGCACTGTGTTGTTCTTGCTGGATGCGCCAACTTCATACTCAGAGTTGGCGACCACGCTGGCGGCGCCGCGCAGCGCCACCGGCACCAGCAAGTAACTGAGGCCGACATTGAGGGTGTTGCCGGTGCCGTCCTTCTGCTTCGCCATCGCAGCGATCATCTTGTCGACGGAATCGGTCGTGATGGCAGCCGAGCCCAACAGGTTGTTGTGTGTGGCATGGAACAGATCCACGTTGTCGCTCATCTTCGGATTGCCGGTCAGAACGGCATAGACCAGATTGCCGACGGTGCGAATGGCGGCACGGCCCATGCTGCGCGGCAGTTTGGTGAAGGCGTCCAGGTCGTCGTTGATAATGGCCTGACGGGTGATGCTGAACAACTTGCCGTAAGTGGCGAGCTGAATAGTCTCGCCGCGATCGCCGACGGTGGCGTAGGAATATTCCGCGCCTTCAGGCACTTTCGTCAAAGTCGGGAAGGTATCCAGGCCGACGCGCTTGGCGGCCTTGAAGTCAGGCAGATTGCCGACGGATGTCCAGCGCTGGAAGGTCTCTTCTGCTTCTTCGTAGCCCTTCAGCATGGCCTTGTTGGCAACGTCTGCCAGCAGGTTGGTGAAGTCGCTTGTGGAGTGGGTGAAGGCCGCTGCAACCACGCCCATCTTGTCCATGTGGCCGGTCTTGATGCCTGCGCGTTCAGCGCTGGCGCGGGCCAGCTCGAACAGCGTGTAGCCACGGTAAGGGTTGGAGCCGTCGTTCTTTTCCAGCCCGGCGCGGATGCGGAGCGCGGAGGCAACGCCACGGCGAGCCTTGTCGGCTTCGTCTTCAGTCGTCACCACATGGCCGCCGGCCAGCGGTTCAGTGCCCTTGGACATGTGCGCCAGCACCTTGGCGCGTGCGTCCTCGACGCTGCAGTTGATGTCTTCCTCGCACGCGGCGATGACTTCCTGCATGCCGGCGAATGCGATGATATTGCCGGTCGCCAGCGCTTTGATTGCCGCGCGGCGCTCGGCTTCCTGTTTGACTGCGGCGGCGCGGATCTCCGCCTCTTTGTTGGCGGCTTGCGGTTCTGCCGCCGGTTTGTTTTGCTCAGGCATCGTAGTCTCCTTGTGAGCTGGTTGCGCGGCGGCTGCCGCAGGGGTCTTGCCGGCAGTTGCCGGCATGGTCTTGAATCTTGCAGCGACGGCTGCACGGTCGATGTGCGCAGCCAGCGCGAGGGAGGCGGTGACGCTATCGACGAAGCCAGCATCCTTCGCTTCTTCTGCGGTGTAGAAGTGATCGACACCATCGGTCAAGAGCGCCATCACTTCATCTTCCGACATGCCGGTCTTGGCGGCGTAGCTTGTCGCCATCGCCTTGCTCCAGGTATCGAGCTGGTCGGCGTATTCGCGCATCTCTTTAGAGTTACCCATGGCGAAACCCCAAGGGGCATGCACCATCAGCAGCGCGTTCTCGGCCATCTCCACCGTGTCGCCGGCCATGGCGATCAGGCTGGCGATGCTGGCGGCGATGCCGTCGATGGCGATGGTTGTCTTGGCTTTGTGGCGCTTGATGGCGTTATGGATGGCGATGCCTTCAGGCACACTGCCGCCGTAACTATTGACCCGGATGGTGAGCTCTTCCACATCGAGCGCGGCGAGTTCGCGCACGAACTCTTTCGCAGTGACGGATTCGCCATACCAGCTTTCGCCGATATCTCCGTAGATCAGAACCTCAGCGGATTTTTCGCCGGCGGCGGATGGCCGCTGGCGGATGGAATAGAATTTTTGCTCTGGCATTGTTCAGGCTCCCGGTCGTAAATCGACCATTCGAGCCTGCATGTTGCCTGCGAGCCTGTGCAGTTTTTAGGGGGGTTTTTGCAATAAATGAAAGCGACAAGACTATTCGTCTGACTTACTGCCGGACTCTCTCTCTCGCAGGTAGTCCTGGGCGGTGCCTGCCTTCGATGTTTTTTCTGCATCGGAATCGAAGGTAAGGCCTTTCTCGTTCGCCAGCTTGCGCCATGCTTCGATCTGCGTCATGACATCGGCTGGGTTCACGCCGCGCTTCCGCATGACTTCAATTTCGCTGGCGAACCCAGCACGCACCAAGCTCAGCCACGCCGTTGCTTCTCGGACCGGGTCGATCCACGGCATGCTCTGGCCGATGAACATGGCATCGTCGTGCGTGCCTGGCTCCACATCTGCCGGAATCGGCAGCGCGCCGGAAAGATGCGCCGCCTGCACGAAGTTTTCCCATACCGGCTGCACGAACTGACCGACGAATTCATCGGTCAGTACGGCGTAGTGTATCCATTGCTCCACCAGCTCCTGCCGCTGGGCGGAATAGGTCCCGTTATAATCTCGGCTGATGCTGGAGTAGCTGGCGCCGAGCCCGGCAGCCATGGCGCGCAACTGCCCCTGGCGGAAGGTGACCAGGTTAGGGTTCGGCCGCTTGCTGTCGATCAGCCCGATCTCCTCGCCGATCTGCAGGGTGTCGATGATGGCGCCGGCCTGCAGGCTGATCTCCTGCGGGGTGATGTTGCCCTGCTCGTCACGCGGCAGGTTGTCCACGTCCAGCATATCCGGCGTGCCGCGCTTGACGTAGGCCGTCAGCATGGCGGCGATCTTGGCCGCGACGCGCTCGGATTCCTCGTAATCCTTGATGTCTTCCAGACGCGTGATGATACTGGCAAAGCCGGAAACGCCGCGCAACTGACCGATGCGGTCAGTGGTGGCGATGTGCAGCATGCGTTCTGCTGGCACATATTTCATATTGTTCTTGATGGCCGAGAGTCCAGACTCCATCGGGTCCGTCTTGTGCACCCAGTAACCGACCGGACGGCCCCATGCATTGAGCTTGATGGATTGTCGAACGCCGTTGCCAGCGTCGTCGTAATCCAGAGGCAGCATGTCAGGCTCCAGAAGCTCCAGCGAATACGGCACGCGGGTGCCGTGCTGCAGACCGATTTGCGCGCCGATGACATGCTGCGCGAATGCCTCGCCGTCACGCAGCCAAGTGCGCGCCATCAACCGCTGCGCGGCGGGCCAGCGATAACCCCATGTCACCTCCGGGCGTCGGCACCAATCGCGGTAAAGCTCGCGCAATGCCTGTGCATATTCCTCGTGGATCTCGTTGCTGCCGCGACGGCGTGGCTGCGGCTCGATGCCGATGCCGTTGGCGCCGACCGTGTTGTTGACCATGACATTGAGCGCACCGCGCGCGAGATCGTGGTTCTTTTCCAGGTAGCGAATCTGCTCGCGCACCGGCCGCGCGCCTGCTGCCACCGCATCATTCTTGCTGCCGCCAGCACGGCGGAACTTGCGCATGCGTGAAGGCTGCGCTGCCTCGTAACTGGCAATCACCTCACGGTGCGCCACACGCTTGGCGCCAGCAGCAGGCGAAAAATATGCAATGACCTTGTCGAGCGCGTTCACTTGTCCAGCCTCGCATACTTGAAACCCAGCCCGCCGATGGTCGGCGCGCGCTGTGTCTGCGCATTTTCACTGGCGACACGCGCCTCCCATTCCGCCCGCCCCTTGCGAATCTCCGCCAGGTCTTCATAACGAAAACGGCGGTCGCCGATGGTGGCTTCCTTGCCCAATAGAACGGCGGCTTCGGCAGCGAGATACGCTGCCAGCATGTCGGTGGCTGTGCTCATTGTTTCAGACTACTCATTCCGTGCTGCATTTTTCAGGGGGGTTTTTGCAAAAAATCGAAGCAGCACGGGATGCCTGGATCGCCGTCAACTGCTTGAGATGATCGCGCATCACTTGCAATACATCCTCGCTATACTCCGTGTAGCCATATCTTCCGATCCTTTTTCGATGAGAACATCTATCAAATGCCCACTCGATAGCTTCTTTCAATTCGTCATTCGTCATCATCGTCGGCACGATTTTTCTATGTGGATCCATGAGTGGTAATTTTTCCTCTTCGTGGTTATCCATGTTTCAGGTCTCCCTTCAAACCCGCTTCTGCAATGCCTTGCTGCGAATGTTGTAAACCGTGCGCTGGCTGACATGATGACGACGCGTCACTTCTGCCAAGTTGCGCCCGTTGAACTCGCGGGCGATCTGTTCATCGCGCCGCGACTTGTCCCGCGCCGGCCAGTAATACTTATCCGCCGGACGCATGTCGCACATGCTGTCCATCAGATCCGCGGCCCGCTCCTGCGCTTCTTTGGGGTCGATCCCGAAAACTTCGCGCAACCCATACGCGATGTCGTTGATCCACTGCTCCCTGCACTCGCTGCTCTTGCTCATAGTCGTTTACTCCATTCCGGGTTGATAATGTCGTTTGCTGTATTCGTCGTATTTCTGCGTAGCCTTGGCCGCGCATGCGCGGTCGTGGCACTGGCGCCATCGGCTGCGTCAAGCTGTGCAGACGTCTGCACACTGGTGCGTTTCCGCCCATCCAGTTTGGCCAGCCGGTAGGCGGCCAGCGCCATTTTCCAGGTGTCATACGCTTCGTTGCGGACGCGGGTCTGCACCCAGGTGAGCATGGTCTTGCCGCGCTGTCGTTTTTCTTCCAGCCGGTTGCAGGTAAGCTGGGCGAAGAACTCATCATCGAAGGCTGGCTTTTTCGGGAAATGGATGTAGCCCTTGCCCGGCTCTTCCAGCGAGAGCCGCTGCAGCAGCAGCGCCATGGCGGCGTAGTCAGAGACCAGATGCGGGGAGAATCCCTTCTTGCGTTTGTGGCGCAGGCGCCTGCGACGGGCCTGTTCGTCCTCGATCAGCGGCTTGCCACGGCCTTCGATACCCTTGATCGGGTATGCCCAGCTCTTTCCGCGACAGAATTCGTTCGCCTGATCGGTGTTGTAACCGGTGTCGATACCGGCGGCGTCCGGCTTGATCTCTTTCAGCAGGTCGTCAAGTTCCTCCCAAGGCTCATCCCCGGCGGTGTCTCCTTCGATGATGTAGTGGTCATCCGCCCAGGTCTCCTCTTCCGCGCCGATCTCGTAAACACTGATCTCCAGCCGGTCTTTCTGGACGTCCACACCGACGACGCGAGCATGCACCGGCAACGGCGTCTGGTATTCCTCCAGCCGCATCATCAGCGCCACCGGGTCGGCGCCCTGCAGTTTCTGTTCCCACGGTTCGCCGAGCGCAGTGTTGACGAAAGCCTGCAGCTTTTCGGTATCGCCTTGCGCTTCCACCCACTGGCGGGCAAGGTCCAGCCACGAAGGTCCGAGCCCAATGGCACAATAGAGCGAGTTCCAGGTATAGCTGCGCTTGCGCTTCTTCGGCGCTTCCGCCACCCATCGCACGGTGTCGAGGTTGATCATGCGCGGCTTCTGGTGCTCGTGGATCTCGGCCGCGCAATGGCGGCACAGATACCAGGCCTCGGTCAGGTCGTGATTCCACTTGATGCCGTAACCCTTGTCCGGGCCACCCCATTCCAGCTTCTGGTATTCGCCGCAGTGCGGGCATGGCACATGACAATACCGCTGGTCACCGTCCTCGAATGCTCTGTCTATCAAGCCGCCCTTGTACGCCGGCGTGCTGATCTTGCAGCGAATGGCGTTGTGCACCGCCTTGGTCCGGCCATCGGCCAGCGTCTCCACATCACCCTCGTTTCCGACGCTGACGGGGAATCGCTCGTAATCGTCCAGGATGATGATGCGCACCGTCACCTGCGCGTAGCTGTTCGGCGAGTTGCCGCCAGAGAGGAACAGCACGCCGCCTGGAAAGTCGATCATGTCCTTGCTGTTGGTCGCATCGCGCACCTTGAGCCCGCCGAGGATGTCACGGATGGCGGGCGTATCCTGCAGCATCGGGTTGAGTTTCTGCGCCTTCCACTTGTCGCGGTTCTCCAGTGTCGGCAGCATCACCATCATCGGGCATGGAACTTCGTCCATGACATAGCCGACGATGTTGACCACCATCTCAGATGCGCCATACTGCGACGGCTTGCGCACGGCGATATCGTGCACGTTGCTGCCGGGCGAGAAGCAATCCATGATCTCCTTCAGCAACGGCGTGCGCGAGGTGCGGTACCGGCCCGGCTCCCCACCCTGCTTCGTCGTCAACACCCGCTCACTGTCAGCCCACTGGCTTGCGCTGCGCCATTTTCGCGGCGCTGCCGCGCGGGCGATGACATCGAGGCAATGGCCTATACCGTGGGTGAGCTGTATGTTGCGACTCATTCGAACATCTCGACTTGCAATGACAATGATTCCTGAACCTTGCGCAGTTCAGCGATAGCCTGATCGACGTGCTTCAGCAGAGCTGCATCGGTCAATGAGCTGTCATCCAGCATGGAGAATGGGTGATGCGTGCGATTATTTCGCGCGTTCATGATGAACACCGCACGGTTAACGGAAATATTCGCATTCACCAACGCCTGGCCGTTGAGATTCCTGTAGCTCATTCCTTCACCTGCGCCCGTTTATTGCCATTGACCATCACCGGCTCAAAAGCCGCGCAGTCTTCTTCCGCTATCGCATACCAACTGGCCCACTGCTGATGCTCACCTGCTGACGGGCGCAGGTAACGGCCGCAGCTTTGCTTGTAGGCGCAGCCCATACCCTCGCACTTGGCTTCGTTGGCGTTCGGTCTCAAATTCATGCTGCCGGCCTTTCGAGTTTCTGTTTTTCGCGCTGCAGCGTCTCCGTAAACTCCAACAGCACATTGCGGCACTGTTCTGCGAGGATGCTGTTGCATTCCTCGATGCTGGTTGCCGGCGCCACAAGCGGCGCTACCTGGCCCGGGAACACATCCATCAGGCTGCGAATCGTGGCGCCGACCATGCGCATGGCCAGATCAGCATGCTCCAGCTCAAGCAACCGACCTGCCATTTTCTGCAGTTCGAGGTTTTCTTTTTCCGCCAGAGATTCAGCGCGCCGCATATCGGCCAGAACCTTGCGTCGATGCGCGGCCTGCACGGCCTCTTTGTCGATGATCTGGTCTTCGTGTGGCTGGTTTTCTGCCGGTTTGTTTTCTGCCAGCGGTTCCGTCAGCTCGCCAATCGGCGCCGCTTTTTTTGCCCGGGGCGGCTTGGTCTCTGTCGGTTTGGCTTCTTCCGCCTTTTCAGTGCGGCGCTGTTCGTGCCGCATGCCGACATCGAGCCGACCGCCGGAGGTCTGCTCGATCAGCGCCAGGCTCTCTTCCACATCGACCATATCGCCTTCCATCACCAGGCGCTGCTGCTTGGCCAGCTTGGTCACATACCCCGGGCTCCAGCCGTTCAACTCAGCGAACTGTTTCTTGGTGGCCAGCGTCCTGGTGCTGGAGGCCGCTGTTGCGGTGGTTTTTTTCATCGTTCGTTGTTCTCCACTTTCGGGGCAGGGTGAATATCGGTGATGCTGACTGCCGTATAGCGCGATTCGTCCATCGGTTTGCCGACACTGCGCCCGTTCTCTTCCATGTAGATGACGGTTAAATCGGCAGGCGCATGGCCTCCATCGACTGAGAACACCCGTCGCATCTCGGCCACAAAAGCGGCACCACACGGGAAGGTGGCGGCGAGCGATGGCTTCTTGATGGTGGAGTTCATGCTAAAACCCTTTGCCGGCGCATAAAAAATCGACTTTTCCACAGAAAACCACGGCTCTTTCAAAAAAACCACGGCACCAACCACGGCTCAAAGCCTTATAACCACTTAAACCACGGCAACCACGGCACACTATTACGTGCGCGCGAGGATATGTGCGCGCGCGGTTGGGTTCATGTGTTGTACGCGCATGCGCGCGAAAAGAGGCGTGGTTGCCGTGGTTCAAGTGGTTTACTGGGTCCGTGCCGTGGTTGGTGCCGTGGTTTTCCACAGGTGTGCCGTGGTTTTTGCCGTGGTTTTCAGTCATCTTCATCCTTGATCCCGGCTGCATCCTTGAATGCCAGATAGCCCTCGCACAACCAAAGCGCCTGTGGGTCATCTGGTCTTTTGGCATAATTGGTCTCACCCGGACCGATGCGCAGCGACACTTGCTGCATGACTTCATCCGGCGGGATGACCATCTTGCGGTTCTTCGTTCTGGCGTTCGGCAGCATGCTTTCACGCACCGGCACAGATTGCCCCGCTCGCCACGCGCTGAACTCGCCTTTACCAAGCATGCTGATGAACTGCGTCCGGTTGCGCGGGCGCGTCTCTCCCTCCTGCTCGCAGTATTTCCGATAGGCGATATAAAGGTGATTGCCCAGGCACGGGCAGAACGGCAGATCCAGATCGCCCGCGATCCAGCTGCGCATGAATCGCTTTTCGCTGGGCATGGAGAGCCAGATCAGATCCTGCTTGGCCTCAGTCATCGGCGGCTTTTTCTTCGGGTGAAAATCGCCGAGGTCGAGGTTCATCAGGTAATGGTAAAAAGCCTCGATGCCGCCATTCTCGATCTCATAGAACACGCGGTCGTAGAATGCCTCTTCAAGCTGAGGCGGCGTGTAGATCACCAGGTGCCGACGGTCGTCGTTCTCGATCGGAAGCGGCTGGTCTTCGTTGGATAGGAACACCAGGTTGACGCGGTTTTTCGCTGGATAACCATCGGTGAACACTTTACGGATGCGGATCGTCTCACTGGAGACCACCGCCTTCAATTCATTCTTGAGTTGCCACTTGTCCGACCCGTTGACCACTTCTTCCGCCAGAACGAAGAGTTTGTTCTCCCAGTCCGCGTTGAAGTTGTCCTGCAGCGCCTTTTGGTCGAGCCAGACGCTGTAATTCATTTGCGGGTTGCTGTGACCCTTGCCGTAAATCTTCGCCAGCACCTCGAACGCCGTGCTCTTGCCGGTTCCCTGTGGGCCGTGCATGATGACAGCGCTGGCCATCTTCGCGCCAGGATGCTGCAGCGGGTATGCCATCCAGCGCAGTAGCCAGAGATTTATCTCGCTGGCTTTTTCTGAACTCTCTCCGCTGCAGAGATAGCTGATCAGCGTCAACAGTTCGCCACACCTACCCTCGCGCGGTTCTATCGGCCAGCCCTTCCAGGTGTTGAGCTTGACCGACTTATCGTCGCCGGCCGGATCGAATCCGACCTGGTCGAGGTAATACGCCCCGCGCGACTGCCATAATGGGTGTCGCTTCACATCATCGGCGCGCACCCCTGCCGGCAGCAGCGCCAGCATCTGATCCTTGTGCACCACCCTGCTCGTGCGTGTATCGAAAAGGTATTTTCCCGTGCCGTCATCGAGCGGAATGAACCGGCCGACCGCATCATCCAGCGACATAACCGATAAAGCAGGCAACCTGCCATCCCCGCCCCCCTGCTGAATTGGCAGAGCCACCATGCCAGCGGCGGGGGTTAACCATTCCAGCTCGGCGAGTTTCTCCTGTATCTGCGTTCCAACGGCCTGTTCGCCTTCCATGCAGCGCAGATCGTTGAAGTCACTGATGCCCTTGCGGCTGTCTGGCCGTGGCGCCGAGAACTTCGGTAGCACCCACGCCCCGGCCGTGGCCGCAGCAGCTTCCATCGAATACATCATCCCTGCATTGCCCTTGCCGTGCGGCTTGCCACAATGGCGACATGCAGATTCGGCCACTGGTGTCGGCTTCTTGCACTCACGGCAATGCTGCAGCCAGTCATCGTCGCCGCAATAGAGCAGCTTCAGGCGCTTCTTCGCCTGGCGGTACTTAATCTCACCGACGGCACGCATATTGCCTGCATCGAACGCGACAGCGACCGGCAGGTTGCTGGCTTCATGCAGACTGCCGGCGGTGGCGAAACCTTCCGCAACCAGCCCAACGCCGTGCATCTCGCCGCCGATGACGTAGTGCAATCCCTCTTTCAGCATGCCGCGCGGCCAGTATTCCTTGTCGCGGCCATCGCGGCGGCTGATCAGGTCCTTGTGTCTTTCGCGAGAGAGGATGAATTGCAGTGCACGCCGGTTGCCAGCCTTGTCCAGCATGGGGACGACCAGCGAACCATGAAAGCGGGCGAGGTATTCATAATCCTCTTTGTCCGCACCATCCAGCAGCACGCCGTCATGGTTCTCGAATAGCCGCGCACCATGCGCGGACTTGAGATTCTTTCTGCCGATATAGTCGTGATCGTCCGGCCCCGCTTCGCGGCACTTCATCCAGACCGCGTTCGCCCAGGCGGCGGCACGCTCTGCATCCGCTTCAGCAGCGGCTTCCGCCTCGCGCCGCGCTGCCTCCATCGCCGCCTTGTGTGCGGCCAGTTGCGCTTCTGGTATCGCCCGCGCCTTCGACTTCTTTGACTTGCACGCCGGACACTCGCTTGCCTTCAACGGCATATCGGCGCCACACTTCGCACACTCGCGCCGCAGCTCCAGCTTGAAGCTGCTGTTGCCATGGTCGACCCAGTAACAACCGGTCAGCCACAGTACGCCATCGATGTTCAATTCGTGCAATCGATACGCGCCAGTCATGCGCTTGCGCTCATCGATCACATTGCAACGCACAGACCGCACTGAGCCGACATACAGCTCACCGACCAGCGCACCGCCGTGCGATTTCTTCACCGATGCAAGGTCAAGCCCGGCCGATCTCAGCTGCGCTACGATGTCTTCGTAATTCTGGTATTGCATATACTAGATACTCTTTGACAAAGCAGCGTTTATAGCGCGGTCGAACTCAACCGCCAGCTCTTGCCTGATGCGCTGCTCGACTCGACCACGGATGCGGCGAGCGTTGAACATGGAAGGAACATCGATGGTCGACAGCGCCTTGATCGGCAGCCTGTCCTTGCCTTCACGGATGAATACAGTGCGCCCCTTGTTGGCGATGAATGCGCCAGTGATGATTTTCTTGCCGCCGACCTTCTTGATCTGGAAGCGCAGCTGGTTCTGCGTGCCTTCGCTGGCACGACGGCGCTGCTCTTTCTTCGCCACCCGTTTGGTGTCAACGAAGCGGATCAGGTTGAGAGACCGACCACGCCGGCGTGATGCGAAAGGGTCGAGCGTTGCCAGCCATTGCTCCAATTTACGGCCAGCCCTGGTCACCTGCAGCCTGCTATTCACATCCTTTTGTGAGATATTGAACTCGGATGAGATCGCCCTCTTCATTTCGGTCTTGGCTTTGGCCGCAACCTTGTTGAGCGCGGCAGGAATAACCCGCTTTTGCATATCATCAGCCAGCCGGTCCAGCTTTCGCTGCACATCCTTGAAGTCAGACCTGATGGATATTCTGAGCACGTTAAATCCCAGCTTGACTAAAAGGCTCGCCATCACCGACCCCGCATTTCACTATGCTGGCACCGAAAACCCTAGCGCTATTTCGCGCTCTCTTAGACCCGCAATCCTCTAAGTGCAGGGAGGACCCGCTCGCCTGGTTGATTTGTTGTGCTGTTGTCATTGTTCTTGTTCCTCCGTTTTGCGCGCTTGCTCTCTGCATGAGGGGCGCGGGGATTACTTACCTGGATTGCGGCGCTGGAAATCGTCGCGGCAGTCGGGGTCGCAGAACTTGGCTGAACCACCGAGCGGTCTTTCGCAGTTGTAGCAGCGACCCTTTGGCGGAAGCGCAAACGCCTTCTTGCTCGCCTCGACGAGCGCGTGCTCCAGAAACTGCTCGGCGCGCTCGTTGCCCTGATCAATAACGTCCGCCACTGCCTACTTCCCCGGCTCGACGATGCTCTCAATGCGCATCAGTAATTCAGCAAGCCGAGCCTGCACGTCATAAGCCTCGGACTTGATTCGCTCGAACTCTGCCGGCGTCACCGTCCCGTCATCCCAGCTATTCTTGAATTCGGTGGACAGATCGCCCAGCTCAGACACCACACTCATAAAGCTATCCAGCAGCGCCATATCGCCAACCTGCTCTATGCCAGGCGTCTTGATGCACACGCACCCGAGAGCGCCCGCCATCGCATGCAAGATGCGCAGATCGCCGGAGATGGCCTGCATCTTCACCGCCTCATTCAGCGTCAGCTTGTGATGCTCCTGGGAAGGATTGACCTTGTTCTGCAGCACATTCGCACTCACGCCCATGCGCACGGCCAGCGCCGGCACGCCTCCCGGATAATCGTGCGCGGTGTTATAGGCAGCGTCGTTAATGTTCATGGTGAAACCTCCCGTCATTCGCCGTTTTATTGTTGAAGTAGCGCTGTCAGACTGGCAGCGTGGACAGAATCGAGCCGACCAGATGAGCCAGCATCAAAAAGAAAGCGCCCTGCCGGATTGGCAGCACGCCATGAATAAAAAACGACCGCTCGTAGCAGACGGCCGAGGGCCGCGCATGCGCGGCGGGGAGGAGACAACAACGAAGAAACCGAACCAGCCATCATGCTGCACCCGCCCTGCACTCGCACTCAGCGGCGCGGATATGTTGAGGGAGGCCATCGGATGGGTTCGGATAGAGATCTGGCCGCAGATCGTGCGGGGTGACCTGATAATCGATAGTAGAACAGATCGGGATGACGTATTCACCAGGCACGCCGTTGCGCGTTGTGTTAAGCCAGTTCCACACATGAGCCTGCTTGATGCGGGCGAATCCCTGCCTTGCCAATGCATCGGCAAGCGCTTTCTGACCACCGACAATCTCAACCGCTTTTTCTATTGAGGATTTCATTATGCTCACATATTACAAGCACACTTGTGTAAAAGTCAACAAGTCCATTTGTTTGACCGATAGAATGATGCTCGGTAATTTTCTAGTAATGAAATATGGGGAACGATTAAAGCGAGCCAGATTACACGCCGACCTTACTCAGAAAGAGCTGGTCGATCGCATGGGTAATATCGTTTCGCAGCAAAACATCTCACTTCTTGAAAAAGGTGATGCGACGGGTTCAGAATTCACCGTCCAGATTGCAACCGTATGCGGTGTTCGACCTGAATGGCTGGCGACCGAGCAAGGCCCAATGGTTTCAGCCCCATATTCATCGAATCAAAAAATCACCCACGCGATGCAACTCATGGAGAGCATGCCAGAGTACGCTCTTGATGAGGCCATCAAGAGCGTTGCTTCGATTAAAGAACTTGTCGAAATGGCAGAAACCAACAAAACCAAAACCCAATAACATTATTGTTGTCGATTTCACCAATAAACGAAAAATAAAAGGGGCACCTTGAAATGGTTGATCTCTTAATACTCGCTGGGTTCGGCGGCGTAGTTTTCTGGATATACAAGTTCGGCAACTCATCCGGATCCAGAAATAAACAAGACATCCTCTCAAATCTGCTCAACAGCAACCCTGCACCTTGCAGGCAATATCCGCTTCTAACCAACGAGATGGTGCAACCCATCGGCAACAAGATAACTACGCAGGAAGCAAAGCGCCTATATCGTGAATTCATGGTAGAGATAGGCTATCTCGAACGTGATGAAGTGGCGTTAGCTGTTGAATCACTCACCGAAGCCATCAAGGATGAAACCGCATTTCTGCAAGAAGAATATACCAATGCTATAGAAGACCTGAAAGAAGCCAGAAAGCATGACACTGCTGGTGAGGTTGAATGGGCAGAGCGCGAAGTGCAAAAGACCAAGGAAAGGCTGGCCGCGTTCAAGGCAGATAAACGCGCTTGGCTCATTGATTACATAAACATGGAAACTCAGACACATTAAGGATTAACCATGAAAAAAGAGATTCCCACCATCACGCTTGGCCGGCTGCGCGAAGAACTTTCCCAATGGCCGGACGATACCGAGATCAGCTTTAGCGGGCTGACCTGGTACCAGCCCAAGCAGCGCGGCGAGAATCTCGTGCAGATCGAGTTTAACGAGCTGGTCTATCTCGACGAAGAAGGCCGCGTGGTGGTTCAAAACCCTGACTGACCGCCGCCAGGTACACCGCGCGGTTGTGGTCTTCCAGAATATAACTCTCGTTCTGGAAGCCGTCCCTGTAAAAAGCCAAGCGGGTCGGCATGCCATTTTCATCCAGCCCGATCACATAACACGGATTGCTGAAGGGAAACTCAACCCCATCGCTGCGGCGATAGAACACACCTGACAGCATCTTATGAGCAGACGGCTCTTTTGCTTCTTCCGCAGAATTAACCACATAATCAACTGACATCGTAAAACCCTCCATTCCAAACCCGCCACGGCGGGTTTTTTGTTGCCCGGAAAATCTCCGGGTCTGCACATCATAACAAAAAAACAATCATACTTGTTGACATATTCACAATTTGACTTGTATGATTGCCTCACCTCGACAACAAACGAGCAGGAGGCAGGAATGTTTACAGTCAGCGAAACCCCCATCACCAGCGCCCACGGCGCCTGGGACAAAGCCACCGCAGCGCAGCGCGTTGCGATGCTGCACGCGGCAGGCCACAAGGCATGCGGCCACGCTTACCAGCGCTTCGTCGATCTCCCGATCAACATCAAGCTGGACCTCAACGCAGTCGCCACCCGCAACGCAAGCAGAGAGGCGGTGGCAGCATGAGCCAATTCTCAAAAACCATCAGAACCGAAGAAGACATCGACATCCGGGTCTACGGCTGGCCCGTCGACCAAGATCGACGCCGACCTACTGTTTACGTCGCGTTTCACTATTACCCACTGGATACCAACTTCACGATGTCGACGGCTGATGCCCGCGAACTCGCCAGCACTCTGCTGAAAGCCGCAGAAGCCGCAGAAAAGGCGCAAGAACAGGAGGCAGCATGACCGCGCTCACCACCATCGTCCCCGACGAAGCCCTGCTGATCGAAGTCGCCCGCAGTGCCGCAGCGCGGCACCTCAAGCTGCTCACCAACGGGCGCCGCAGCGTGCTATCGCCCGTCGATATCCCCGGTTTCAAGCCCATCATCGTCAAGGAGAAAGCCATGCAAGCCACCATCCGCATCGAGATCGAAGACGAAGCCCTGCGCACCAGCGTCATCGGCGAGACCATCACCGCCATCGTGCAGGAGATCAACCAGCAGACCAGCGACTTTCACTACGCGCTGGACCAAGCCCGCGAGCGCATCACCAAGCTGGGTTACGGCGTCTATCGCGGCGGCAATCACATCGCCGTGCACCACCACAACGGCGATGGCGGCATCGAATCCCGCCGCCTGGCAATAGTCAGCTGATGAAATGGCGCTGCACATGCGGCCACGTCAACACCTGGCGCACGGTCTGCTGGAAATGCACCGCCGAATATCCACCAAGAACGGAGGCAGAACATGAACAAAACACGCAACTTGAAGATCCTCGCCGGCTTCCTCGCCGCCTTCCTGATCGCGGCATGGCTGGGCGGCATGGCAAAGATGGTGGCTGACCTGATGCAGGTGACGGCATGAGCGAAAACCACAACCACAACCACAAAATATCGAGGCCTTTTAATAGCTGCATGACTGGCGAGCCGATGTATTCAGTCAATGGGCCAGAGATTAAAGGCGTGCAAGATTACGAAGACTGGGGCTACACAAAAGAGACTGCCGAAAGGATAGCCGCCTGTCTGAATGCGTGTGCTGGTGTTAGCAACCATAAGCTCGAATTAATTGAGAGATCGGGCGGGGTAGAAAGCCTAATTGAGCGAAATATCAAGAATGCAATCATTGATGCGCTTGTAATTAAGCAGCGCGACGAACTGCTGGCCGAACTCAAGTCTGCAATCGAGCACATCGACTTTAAGCACGAGGCATATGCCAGAGCCTACACATTAATTGCAAAAGTCGAGGCCGAGAAATGAAAGCCCGCCCCATCATCTATTACGAATGCCGGAAATGCCACTACTTGCACACCGAACCGCAAGAAGCCATCGAATGCTGCTCGCCCGGCTATAAAGAGGTCTACGCATGTCCGGAGTGCCGAGAGCTGCACGACGAAGAAGCCGACGCCATCGAGTGCTGCAGCGGCGACCCAGACGGCCCGCCACCACCGCCAACCGCCGCCGAACTCGAAGCCGCAGGCCAAGTGAGGCTACTGCCATGATCGCCGACATCATCAAATGCATCGTCATCATCGCCGCCATCTGCAGCGTCATCAGCCTGCTGGCCGGCGCCACGCACATCGAATGGAGCACGCTATGAACCCATGGATCAGCGCCACCTGCATCATCATCGGCATGAGCATCGCCTACCACCAGGTGAGCGACGAACCCATCACCGTCAGCATCAACGGCCAAACCGTCTACTGCGAACCGGACGACCAGCACACCACCAGCATCATCCGCCGCGATGAAGACGGCACCCTGCGCTGCGAAAAACACCGCATCGCCACCGCCGCCGAGCAAGAAGCGCGGCTCAAAACAACATGGCCGCAGATCGTGGCTGAATGGAAAGGTAAAAAATGACAACACCCCGCGAAGCCGCAATCAAAGCCATCGAACAACAAAGCGGCGCCACTGAAATCACAGATGATGCCCGTCTGGTCGAAGACCTCGCCATGGATAGCCTCGACATCCTCGAAACCGTCATGGCCGTGGAATCAGAACTCGACATCCGCATCGACGATGACCAGGTAGAAGCACTCAACACCGTCGGCGAGTTTGTGGCACTGGTGGAGGCATCGACATGAAAGAACGCCCAATACTATTCAGCGCGCCAATGGTGCGAGCAATTATGGATGGTCGCAAGACGCAGACGCGGCGCGTGGTGAAGCCGCAGCCGCATGAAGATTGGAAGCTGAAATCATGCGGGATTCTCACTTGCGAGGCTCACAGCCTGCATGCTGAACAAGTTGCTATATTCGACAGGCCTGATGGGTTAAATCAGCCTTATAAGTTCCCCTACGGTCAGCCAGGCGACCAGCTCTGGGTGCGGGAGGCATGGCGCATCGGCGCATGGGACGAAAACCGCCCCGCCTTCGCGCTCGACTACTGCGACGGCGCCAGCAAGGAATGGATCGAGGTTCCGGACGCAATGGGCGACGACGGCGAATTGTTCGACCGGATTTGGCAGCAAAGCAGCGACGACGCAGCCAAAGCGCTCGGCATTCAAGACCGCTATCAATGGGAACCCGGACAATCGCCATGCCGCTGGCGCCCATCCATCCACATGCCCCGCTGGGCATCCCGCATCCAGCTAGAGATCACCGTCATCCGCGTCGAGCGGCTGCAGGACATCAGCGAGGCCGATGCTCTGGCAGAAGGTATCCAGGCTTACAGTGATGGCACGTACCGCGATTACAACGTGCCTGACGATAAGGTATTTGACCATTACACATTCGCCTCACCGGTTGATAGCTATCGGACTCTGTGGGACACCATCAACGGCCCAGGCTCCTGGGAGGCCAACCCGTGGGTCTGGGTGATCGAGTTTCGGAGGATCAAGCCATGAACCGCGCCCAACGCCGTGCAGCGGCCAGAGCAAAACCGCAGACCGCCGCCATCGAGATCGCCGCATTCCTCATGGGCGGTCCCTTCGGCATCATCGCCAGCATGTGGGCGCATCGGAGGTGGATGAAATGACCCACGACATCATCCGCGTGCCAATACCAGAACCATGGCCTGCACCGCCGCCAATTGCTTCCAGCAGCCAATCACGCATCACCGCCGACGAATTGAACAAGCGTGCCGAGGTCGAGAGCATCCTGCTGAACGTCTATGCAGGCAAACGCCCGATGCTCACGCGGGAAGAATGCAAGGCGCTCGCCTTCCGGCTAGGCGTTCCATCCGAATATCAGCGGCCCGAATGGCTCTTGCCACTGGAGGGTCAATCATGAGCCACGCCCTCATCCTGCAGCACCTCAAGGGCGCCACCGCACAAACCCCGGTCACGCTTGAACAGCTGGTCGAAAAGACCGGCCTGCTGCCGGACACCATCAGCATGATCCTCGACCAGATGCAGAACACCGTGCCGGCCGTCATCAACAAGGTCAAGGTCATCAAGAACGGTCAGACGAAGATCGTCGTCTGGCCGACCGGCGCCATTCAGCCGCCCGTCTGGCGCGATTTCAGAGTAGCCGCCAGCAAGACACCGCCACCGAAGCGCGTAGAACTCAACCCACACCATCAACCGAAGGAACCCGCGATGGACGACACCATGAAAGCCGCGCCGGCCAGAGCCAGCGCCGATAATGAAAAAACCCCGAGGTCGCTGCAGATCCTGCGCTACATCGAACAGCACCCTGGCTGCAGCACATACGAAGTGCAAAAGGCGCTCAAGATCACAGCCCCGGTTTGCTACCTCAAACCCTACATCGCCGCCGGATACGTGGTCTCGACCCAGAATAAAATCGAAGGCCGCCGGCCGTCCAACAGCATCCGTCTCGCGCCCGGCATCACCGCAGACGAACTCTACAAGATTCGCCGCCAGCTCAGTGCCGGCACCGGCAAACCACAAAGCGCAGCGCCCACCCATCGCGCCGTGGACGAACCCAACGCCAAGCCGACAGCCACGCCACAGCCCGCGAGCGCCAATTCAGACCGCGCCGGACAGCCCTTCACCTTCGCCTTCACCCTTCCAGCCGAAGAAGCCATCAACCTGAAAGCGAACATCCGGTATATGCAGGCCGCGCTGGATGACCTCACCGACGAAGACTGCCTGCGCGTCATCGTCCGCCTCGGCAACGCCGAGATCGACGCCCGCCTGAAAAATCTTGCCGAGATGACCAGGAGAGCGATGGAGGAGGCGGCGTGACAAATCCAGTGATTATCGGAAACGCAACCCTGTATCTGGGCGACTGCATGGACATTCTGCCCACGCTGCCGAAGGTGGATGCGGTGATTACTGACCCGCCGTATGGGATCAACAAGGACGGCCAGAAGAAAACAACCGGAGGGCACGGGGGCCGAAAGGCCTACGAGTTCCTGAACTGGGATGCCGAGCTTCCAGACGCCGAGATATTCGACCTGATCCTGCGCGCTGCTGGTAAGCACGTGATTTGGGGCGGCAACTATTTTGCAGACCTGCTGCCAGCCACCGGCAAGTGGCTGGTGTGGGACAAGGGGCAGAGGATCAATCAATCGGACGGCGAACTTGCGTGGACGCACGAGTGCGGGGCGCTTCGCATCTGCACGATGAACCGCGTCGAGCTTATGACGGACGGCGCAGAGCATCCGACGCAAAAGCCTGTCCGGCTCATGGAGTGGTCAATCTCGCAGGTGAAAGCCGACGGAATGATCCTTGATCCGTTCATGGGTTCTGGCAGTACAGGCGTGGCCTGTATGCGGCTGGTGCAGCCCTTCATCGGCATCGAGCGCGAACCCAAATACTTCGACATCGCCTGCCGCCGCATCGAGGACGCGCAACGTCAACAGAGGATGTTCGCATGACCTGCAAGCACACAAACATTAAAACGCTGCACGAGGGAACCGATGTTCAATGAAATCATGATGAGCCAGCTCGGCATCAAGGCAAAAAGCATCCGGCAAGAGCTGCTCGAAAATCTGGCCAACGCAGAAAAACCGCTGACCAACATCGAACTGGCCGAGATGACAAGCACCTGGTACACCGCGCGGAATTTCAGCATCGAACTCGTGCAGATGCAGAAAAACGGGCTCGCCTATATCGAGAGCTTCGACGAGCGCACATATCCAAAGCGCGGTAGATGGGCGCTGACCGAAAAAGGGCGCGCCGTGCTCGCCGAGCAAATGAAAGGAAGCGCAGCATGAACCGCGCCCAACGCCGTGCAGCGGCCCGAACAAAACCACAGACCGCCGCCATCCGTCCGGTGCCGATGGCACTGGATGAAATGATGGTGTTCGACGACATCGAACAGATCCTGCTCAAGATCACCCACGGCCAGATCGAGCACATCCGTGGCACCCCGGTCTACTGGCACGACGGCGAATGGTGCGACGTCTGCTTCGCTATCAGCAGCTTCCAGCAAGTCTGGCAAGCCATCAGCGAAGGCCTCGGCCTCAACCTCTGCCTGGCGCCGATCGGCAAACTGCACAACAAACTGCACGCCAGCATGCCGGCGACTGAAGCGGACCTGCAAGACGTCGCAACCACCATCCTCACCCTGCGCCAGGTATTCCGCGCTGCCAACCGTCACCAGCATGCCGAGCTGGCCACCAAGGCGCAAATCGAGATCTACATGAGGGAGCGGCAATGAACTGGCTCCGTAGAATCATGGCCCGCCTGCGCCGCGCCAAACAACCGGACGAAAGCCAGGAATGGCTGGGCATCTGACATGAAGCTGCTCGATGATCATGAGCTGTACCTGATGACCGGCTACAAGCGCATGGCAGAACAGGCGCGTTGGTTCCGTGATCATGGCTACTACGTTGAATGCAACGCTCGCGGACGGCCTCTGATCACGCAAGAACAGGTCAACGAGCGCAGGAGGGCCAACACAACACCGTCGGCTAATGATGTGCCGCAATCTGAGCCGAACGTGCTCGAATTTCGCCGGAAGTTGAATCTTCGCACCTGAAAGGATTATGATGGCCTCCGTGGGCAGACGCAGAAAATCTCAGCTTGATCTCCCGCCCCGTGTATACATCAAGCACGGGGCGTACTACTTCGTGCACCCGAACGGGAAGTGGGAGCGCCTGGCAGATGTTGGCCAGGAAAAAGAGATGCGACGCAGATGGTCACTGTTGGAAGATCCAGGCGGCACCGTCGATACCGTGGCCGCCCTTCTGGATGATTACCTGGTCAACTACGCCCGCGCGAACAAGGCGCCACGCACCTATGCCGGCAACTGCGCCGAGGCGGAATTCCTCAAGGCCTACTTCGGAAAGATGCGACCGCAGGATGTCATGCCAAAGCACGTCGGCAGCTACCTCGATATCGGCCTCGAAGCCGGCCGGCCGGTGAGAGCTAACCGCGAAAAAGCCCTGCTCTCCCACGTGTTCACCTGGGCCATGCGGCATGACAAGTGGGGCGCTTATGTCACCTACAACCCATGCCGAGGCGTGCACCGCAACCACGAGACCAAACGCCTGCGCATCGTCGAAGATCACGAATTCAACGCCGTCTTCTCCCTCGCACACAAGAACGTGCAGCGCCTGATGACACTGGTCTACCGCACCCTGCAGCGCCCGGAAGACCTGCTCAAGATCGGCCCGCGCAACATCATCACCAGAGAGATTGGCGGAGTCACCCGCAAGGTGCTGCAGATCAAGCAAGGTAAAACCGGCGCCACAGTCGAGATCATCGTCACTCCAAACATCGAGCAAGCGATCGCCCAGGACGGCAATATCGTCTACCCGACATTCATCCACACCACATCGGAAGCCAAACGCGTCAAGGCTGGCCAGCGCTACACCTACACCGGATTGAATGCCATGTTCCGGCGCGCTCTTGAAAAATACCGGGACCAGGTAGAAAAAGACACCGGCATCAGGCCGCCACCATTCGGCATCTACGACCTGAAAGGCAAAGGCGCCACCGACATGTATCGCGCCGGAATCCCGCTCGAGCAGATCCAGATGCTGGCCGGCCACGACTCAGTCACCACGACAGAGATCTACATCAAAGCCAGACTGATCGACCCAGTCATGCCGAACGAGCGGAAACTGTCTAATAAAGACTATTGAAGCCACGAAAACAATGGCTTTCAGGGCATAGAAAATTGAAAAATATTAGACAGTGGAAACC